GAACACATGGAGAAAGTAAACCTGCATCCCGCTATCGTCAAGAAGGCTTCCTTTGTCAAATATGTCAATTGGTACAAAAAGACGGTCACCTACATACCGTACTATTTCGAGTATGGAGGTAAAATATATTTCCTGAAGAACCTCGCCACTCGGACGGGATCCGAATTTGGCGACCGCCGGGAACGGAACGAGATGGCGGCATTGCTGAGGAACCTGCGCGGAAACCGCTACGAATACTGCACTTTCTACTCCCAAAAGAAGGACATCTTCGAGTTTTTTGACTGGCTACGGAAGAACAAATACACGCTGGAAATCCAGGGCGACTTGTTCGACTTTGCGGATGACCGCTCCCACGTGGACTTTCACGGCAATGTATGCGAGTATTCGGCCGTGTTCCATTACCGCATCTATTCACGCGAGCTTTTTGGCCATATCATTAACCAACTGCGCACCGTGAAACGATTTCACGCATGGTGCAGGGAAAAGCAGGGAGGATAACCATGGATACGCTCGACAAACTGCGCATCATCGAAAGTGATGCCGTGCCCAAGGATGATGCAAAGATAGAAAACCTCACTACTTCCATCAAGATCACCCACTCCTGCGGTTGCGTGATGGTGGAACATTTTGCCTGTGGAAATCCTACGACGGTACGTAAGGAGGAAAGCCCGGAAAAATACAAACGGCTCCTTGCTGAAAGAAAATATCATGTCGAACTCTGTAAAGAACATAATCCTGAACGACAATGACACAAATCATCAGAACAGACGGGACACGCCAGGAAATATGTCCCGCAAACGGCACCGACTTCACGTTGAAGGAGATGCAAGCGATAGTCGGCGGAAATATCGAACTGGTAGAACTGGACGAAAAGACGACGATGGTCGTGAACGAGGAAGGGAAACTTTTGGGCATGCCCTACAATGCCGGGGCGGACAGGGAATTCCATTCCCGTTTTCCCTCTTCAAAAGACTTTATCGTCGGCAATGTACTCATATGCAACAACAATCAAATCAGATAAAAATTATGGATAAAGAAAAAGCAAAAGCGCTCAACGAAATCCTCGCGCGCTACAAAGAATTACAAGAGAATGACAGTGTAAACCTGATCGAATTTCATACCGCTGACGGGCAGAGACACGGTATCAGCAACCCGGAAGCCATCAAGCTGTTGCTTTCGGTGGCGGTCATCGAACTGGAACGCCAGCTCTGGGCCGCACAGTTCGGTGATATTCCGGAAAGCCTGGAGAACAGCCGCGAGTACAAGGCGGCCAAACAGCTGGAATACGCCATGAACGATTTGGGATTCAAGTCCGAACGCTTCGCCCAGGCTCTTCCTTATTTCCACAAGACACTGGAACAGACATTCTTCCGAACTGTAAAAGCCGGAATTCTCGCCATGGCGGAGCGTGACCCGCGCCGTATCGACGGGCGCAATGAGGCTTCTTACGAAATGTGCCGGATGCTGGCCCCCATGTTACAGGATACCGGACTTCCATTCATCTAAAAGGGCATGTTCATAGACGAGAGGACACAGAACCGGATTCATGCCATCCCCGGCGAGAGCATTTCCCATAGCACGATGCGTGCGCAAGACCTGATCCCGGTGTTCATGGATGTTATCCGTGACACACCGGAGTACGTGCAGATGATGAATGCCGTCCCCGCCCATGTCATGGAAGACAAGGATGCTGAATGGTGGAACAGCGATGACGCAGCCGGATTGCTGGAATCGCTGTTCGACACGCTTGACAGCTGCTCCCCGGAGGATTACTATTTCGGTGCCCACCCCGGTAACGGCTCCGATTACGGATTTTGGAAAATGGACAAATGAATGCCGGAACATGATACGGATTAAAAAAGACAAATGGCATGGCATCCTCAAAGACGGGGTTTGTATCGGGCAAATCTATCTTGCCCGTGCCGAAAGCAGGAAATTGAGATACTGGGCAATCTCTTGCGTGAGTGGAATCGGTTTCAATACTTTCAATGAAGCCCGCAGTTATGCCAAGAATTTCCTTTAATAAAAGAACCGCATGATAAATTGGATACAACAGATGCTTTTGCGCCGCAAAAAGACGGACAAAGGCAGAATGACACTCAGGAAGGTACAGGAAGAGTATGGCGAGAACGACGTATGCATGGGAGAACTCCTTGATGCCCTTCCTGCCGACGGACTTTCCATAGAGGAAGCGTTCGGGCTGGCTGTCGCCGCCAAGAAATGGGCGGACGGAGACCGTTTCTACCGGAGTATCAACGATGGGGAACCGGAAGAATTGTAAACAACAACAGAACAATGAAAACAAGGAAAAATGGACAGATATGATTTCATAAGATTCGGGGAACAGGTACGCTGGTACAACGAAAGCGAGGACCTGATGGAAACCATGCAGGTGTGTTGCCCCGTATATCCTCCCGTGCAGGGCGACACAAGGGTACAGCTGGTATCCGCCGGAATAGAGGCGCTGCAATCGGGATACGGGTCGGAAAAGACGGTCAGGGCCTCGCAGCTCGTGCCCTTCATAAGCCACTTCGGCAGGGGATACTGGGAGGCCCTCACACAGGCGGCGGACAACGGGGCAGGCACGGACCTGCTCGAAGCGATGATCAGAAACGGCTCTCTGGGCCTGGGGGAACAGATATGCCTGCTTTGTGGCAAGGCGTCGGCAAGCGTGCACGCTGCATTCTGCAGGGTATATCCCGAAGAGGGAAGCCTGCTCGACGTCATCGAGTGGCAGGGAAAGGAGTACCCCATAAGGAAGCTGACACTGTTCCGGGGGACGGAACAGGAAATGGAAACAACCGTATCGGTCACCGCGTTGCAGAAGAAGCTCATCGGACGCAGGAGCGGCGCACCCGTTTCAAAAGCCGCGGAAAGGATCGACGAAGGTATTTATTATTACTGTGAACAGGAAAAGGAGTTTCTCCTCCCGCAAGAAGGCCTCACCGCATTTGTAGAAAGGGGATGAAACTGGGAAATGATACGATATACACAGATAAAGACAATTGAAAATGAAAAAAGAACCGAGTAAAACGCAAGAAAACGGCATATCGGATACCGGCATTCCCATGCCGGACGACATCCTGCTGAGACTTGTCAAGGAAAAAGATGCCGGCAAAGAATATATGGCCGCTATCCGTGAAAAACTTATGCGCCTGCTCAAGGAATACCTTGGGCAAAAATACGGGCGGAAAGTCCGCTTCATCCTTCCGACGGGTGATCCGGCCGGTGACCTGCTGGACGGGAAGGGATTCTATCCCTGTTCGGTGACCATATACGACAAGTACGGTTTTGCAGCCTGCAGCAGTGCCGTATCGGTAGAGCTGACTGCGGAAGGAAAAATCCTCATCCCTACCGACGAGGCCGGAAAAATCCACGACGCGGAAGAGTACCTCTCAAATGACGACCTGCTGTCCTTGTGCGGAACGGTAGAAGAATACGAACGGCTGCTGCCTGAAATCCGCAAGGAACTGGCAGAAAACAGGAACTGGAAAGAATTTGCCCGAAGAGTGCTGGAGGAAGAATTCCCGCAGGCAAAAGCTGGGATACGGGAGGAGTTTATCCGGGACTGCTGGGAGAACCTGCAGACAGAAAGTTATAACCTTCAACGCTTTGAACGGCATTGTCAGGAGAGATAATAAAAAACAGGCAAACCATGTCAGACAAGATATTACAGATGTTCTTCGACATCGGCCGGTGGACGAAGGCCATCGAGAAAGGGGTCGGTAAGGATATACGCAAAGACCAGCTTATCCGGTTGGCCGATGAACGTACCCTGCTGGCAATGGCCGATGCCATGCGCCGGGGAAAGTATGAGATTTCCCCTCCCCACACGGCACAGATACCCAAGGACAACGGTGAGTTCCGCACAGTGTACGTAAACGAACCGATGGACCGTGTGGTACTGGGTATCGCCAACGACCTGCTTTTCGAGTTGATGCCGGAAATGGTACACCCCTCGTGCAAGTCCTACCAAAGCGGTATCGGCTGTGGCAGTGTCGTCACCGAGACCGGCCGCCGGATAACGGAAATGCAGGGCGGCGGCATCCTGGGGTGGAAGTCCGACCTTTCCAAATACTTCAACAGTGTTCCGATACGGTTCATCGACGGGGCGTTCGACAAGGTGGAGGCCAAACACGGCCAGTCCGCCCTGATAGACATGCTCAGGAAATATTACCACTCGGACCTCTATTTCGACGGGGACAACCGGCTGCAAAGCAAGTATCAGTCCTTGAAACAGGGTTGCGCTGTGGCGAGCTGGCTGGCGGATGTGCTGCTCTACGATCTGGACGCGGAACTGTCGCAAATGAACGGCTTTTATGTCCGGTATTCCGACGATATGCTTTTTATCGGCAAGGATTACGAAAAGGCGATGGACACACTCCAAAAACGTCTGGAAGATAAATCCATGAAGCTAAATCCCAAGAAAGTGGAATATCTGACAGCCGATGCCTGGTTCAAGTTTTTAGGGTTCAGCATCAGGGGCGGCATGGTCTCGCTCTCGTCATCCCGCATCAAGACCTTCCAGCACGAGATCGAGCGGCGGACAATCCGCTGTCGGGGCATGACACTGGCAAAAGCCGTGAACGCCGTGAACCGTTACTTGTACAAGGGCGAGTTCAGCTGGGCGATACAGGTATTGCCGGTCTGCAATGTGAAGAGAGACCTCAACGAGCTGAACAAGTTCGTGATGGACTGCCTTAGAGCCGTTCAGACGGGCAGGTGCAAGATCGGCGGTCTGGGGTATGTCCGGACCAAACCGGATGGCTGCATCGTCCGGGGACGGGGACGCAACGTGAAGGCGAACCGCGGCAAAACAGGCCGGGACATACCGGGTTACCTGACCATAGGATGCATGCGCAACGCCCTTCTGACCAGCCGGGCGGCCTACAACACACTGGCGGCCTCGCTGTAGAGCATAGCCGGGCACACGGCGGACGGACATGGGGCAGGATTTAATGTTACAGGTATTGCATACCAGAACCGTCACGTATTCACCGGTCTAACAACCGGTGAATCCAGCCAGCTCTGGTTCATGCCTGTAAATATCGGATAGATAAAGACATGTGCCGCCTGCCCGTTATCTGTCACGGAGCACACCGAGGAAGTTCGAGGAATAGTTTTGAGTATCCCGCGTACCAAACGTCTTCTTTCCGGGTCTGAAGGCGACAGACCATCGCCTTCGGACTCCACAGAAGACGCATACGCGGGCAACATCGGAAATATAAAGCCATGTGCCGGAGTTATGAGAACTTTCCTTTTTTTTCTTTCAGCACAGAAACGTGGTTCGGGGAATTGCATTCAACGTCCCGTGTCCCGATAAGCCTCCGTCGCGGCGTCGTATCCCTAACGTCATACGACGCCGCCACAAGGCTTCCTGCACGGGAGACATCGACAGCATAAAGTCATGTGCCGGTATATTCGAGAACCACGCCCAGCACGGGGGAAGGCGGTCAAGGTCAGGATTTCAACGGTGCAGCTCTATAACCCGCGGCCAGATCCTCCATCCAGGCTATCACCTGGATGAGCGTCACGGGCCAGCGGAAAGAGCTGCGCATATCAAGCGGTTAAAGCCACGTGCCGACCTGAATGAGACCGATAAGACGGTAGCGCAACCGGATATTGCACGAGGAATCGTATTCAACCTACAGTGTACGTACAGTACCCTGAGGCTGGGACACTCCCAGCTTCAGGATACGGACACACTGTATTCATCGGAACGATATAGTAATGCGCCATCGATTTGAATGCAAATAATTTGAAACCCAATATTGAATATGAACACCATATACCAAGAAACCGTCCGGGCAGTCGATAACGGTGCAAAATTCAAGATAGACTTTCGCCGTCGAAGCCTGAAAATCAACGGTACATACATCATACGGGATGGCAAGTGCGACAGGGAATTGGGAGTTCCGCCCTCGACAGAGGACGAGTTCTTCGCGAAAATGGAGGAACTGTACCGCCGTTACAAACACTCCGTGCCCTCGGAGCGCAGCGAAAGCAAGCCATGCAGGTATTTCAAGGCATTGCAGGAAAAAGACCTCGATGACGGGGACATGCTCTACGGTGAACGCCGGGACAAGGCACAAGCCGAGCTGGAACTGTACCTCCTGTGCCAAATACTGGGAGGTTTCAGGTGGAATCCCAAGACGATGGGACACTGGTTCTGGCAGAGCAGGACAGACAGGGACCTGGTGATACTCCGGGAATGGGTGGAACCGAATAACAACGACCATTAAATAATAATCAGTATGAAACCAAAGACAAAAATCTTGTGTCCCGGCTGCGGGACAGAGTTCGCCATCTCGGACAAGGAAAAGACTGTAATGGCGACCATTGTCGGAAAGGATCCCGGTCCGGGAAGCGTATACCCGGCAGTAGCCGGGCAGGATGCGCCCTCCTCCGGGAAGACAAAAGTACCCAAGACAGCGAAAGAACGTATCGAGGCGCTCCGTGCGGCCGGCGTGGATGTGAGTCATCTCTTCGCCATGCAGGGTGCCAACGGCGGCGAGTGTGTCGCTTCCAACAAGGACGGGCTGCTGACCATGCTGGATGATGACGATCCGATTTTCAGACAAATCATCGATCAGGGCGATGTCCCGAACCGCCGCCTGTTCCGTCGCTGGGTCATGGCGCAGATGTTCCATATGATGACCTGCACGGACTACCGTTCCGGCAAACCGGCGGGAGTGACGGAAATGATCCGCCGTCTGGGCTACGAGTATCAATGGAAGATGGTGTCGGGTGAGCTGCATGCCCAAATGAGGATGGAGGGGTACGATCCGGAGAACTTCGCCGACCGTAACCGCTGGTTCAATGCCGGGGTAATTGCGGCGATGGCTGAAAATTACGTGAAACGCCTCAAGGAACACATCGCCTCCCAGAAGGTCAAGAAATGCAAGGGCATTCCCTACAAGCGTGTCGGCAGCCGTGACATCTTCGTGGAGGACCTGGAAACCAAGGTTTACCACCCGCTGCAAACGGCCGTACACGGCATCCGCAGCGCGAAGGACGCCGCCCGGTTGTACGCCTCCACAAGAAAGTTCAACAATCTGCGTGTCAGGATGCCCCACGACACGCCCCAGTGCAAGGAATGGGTAAATGCCTACAAAGGTGCCGGAGCATTCTTCACCATGCAGAACCTGATCCGTTTCCACGGTTGCACGGCTGTCAATGACCGGAGAAGACGTCTGGACAAGTACCAGTCGCTGGCTTTCCTGTCGGCCAAGGCGGAAGAGTACAAAGACGGCGAGGGCTGGCGGTTGCTGGCAGTCCTGAAAAAGATGCTGGCGGACAACAACATCGACATCAGGAAGAAGATGGCGGAGTGGCGCAAAAAATAGCGGACCTTTTTTCGACCGCAGCATGGCAGACGGCACGGTGTGAGGGGCCGACAAAATCAGCATTCACTTCGGTACACGATAGAGAAATGCCCCACAGAGGCAATCACACCGCTATTCTAATCAAAACGACATAATCCTTTATACGATGAGCAAGAAACAACTACGACGCAGGGCCTACCTGCTGTACCGCCTGCGTAAACAGGGTATCCGATGCCTGACACGTTGCCGGACCATCTTCTATCCTTACGGGGAGGATCCTAAATCAGTACCGCATATCTGCAGCCTGATAAGCGAATTCCATTTCCATGTCCAGTTTGAAATACCCGCCTGACATGAAACCGGGAGACATTGCAACGCTGAAAGTGCCCTACAAGGGCTATCGCCGCATAGAGCTGTTGGAACGGCTCCAATACACCTGGCTGGTACGCATCTGCGAGAGCGGGAAGGAGATCGAGGTCTATGAGGACGAGTTTGAACCGGATTAAAAGAACGGAACAATGAAAGGAGAACAACAGGAAGAACGCGTACCGAACTTTATCGGCAATGCCGTCATTATCCTCACGGCCAGCCATCTGGGCTGCGAGGTGGAGATGCCCGCTACCGCACAGGAGGTGTGGCGGACGAAACGCCTGCCCGAGGCGGTACTGCCGGGCATGTACGAAAAGGCCGCACGCGATGCCGTGTCGGCTGTCCGGAAGAGAGGCCTGGCGGAACAGGCGGACCGTCTCGGAGAGATATTTTACAGGACGGGGGAATTTCCCCCGCCGGAAGAAGACAACCCATAAGACATCAGGAATAATAAATGAGAACAAGAACTTTTCAGGAAATATATGATTTCTGTCGTACGGACGATACCTACCGGAGCTATTTCGAGGCATCGGACGAGTCCCGCATTACCGGAGCAAGGGCAAGAAAGTACTATTACGGCGACATCCGCCGCGGCCAGTGCCGCGTGGGGACATTCATCTACTGCCAGTCGATGCGGCAGCTTGAAAGGTTCCTCGGGGGCGCAAGGCAGGACCACTACATCCATGTTGACCCGCCGGCCTGCCGGGAAGTGAGCCTCAAGGACGATATGTTCCCCGGCCAGACCGCCTATATCGTGGTACATGTCAGGAGGCAGGGTGTGCAGGTTGAAATCGAACACCCGCTGCATGACGGATGGGTGTATTTCACGGCACGTTCCCACCGTCCCTTCACCAGGGAGGGGATCATAGCCGAGGCGAAGTCCTACATTGACAGCCACATCCTGCTGGCACCGGGAAGATACCGGGACTTGCAGCTGGAACACATGGTCCCCAAGGAACAGTTCCCCGCATGGTACAGGCAGTATAAAATGAGGCTGCACGACCGGGCGGAAGCCGAACATCGGGACATGGTGGACAGATACCGGCACAGGAACGACATCACCTACGGGGAAGCCCGTGACATGCTCGCAGCTTCAGGCATATTTTTCGACCTGAACTGCGACGAGTTCGAGCGGGATGAGATTACGGAACAATTTGTACAACTCTGTAACAGGACTTGAAATGGAAACGGACATAGTAAGAAAATCTATTGCGGACTACCTGCACAAGACAAACGCATACAGGCAGCAACAGGATGGGCTGCAGGGAAAGATTGATGCAGCCCGCCGGAAAATCGCCTGGCACGAGAAGCGGATCACGCGGCTGTCAGGGCAACGGAACCGTATCGAAAGACCATGGTGGACGAAAGAAATCGTGGCTCCCGTCATGCGGGAAGTGGCACGCCTCACCCCGGAGGTGACATGGGATGCCGAAAACCTGTACACCCATGGGCTGAGAGCGGCATGTTCCGTTTACGGAGAAACACAAAACGGTCGGACCGTCGGCCTGACTTTCACGTTCGACGGCGGTGTCCTCAGTTATGACACCGGGGAAGTCACACGCCGCTTCACTCCGGGCACGCTCGGTGAGATCAACGGCATGAACAATGTCAGCGCCCCCGTGGAGAGTGTGGACACACTGGTGGCAAAAGTAAACGAGCAAAGAGTAAAAACCTAAAAGCCAAACGGATGAAACTGTATAATCGGATTACATACAACGGGCATCACATCAACATCTGCTATGATGACGATGCCGGAAACCCGCGAAAAATGTTCGACAACCTCGGTACGCTCTACACGGCACACCGTCGCTACCGCCCGGAGAAGGAGTTCGACGACCACTTCGATATCGACAAGGTTTTTGACGGGCGCATCGGAAATTTCCGGGAATCGTTCCTGAAGGAATATATCGCCTTGCCGGTCTATCTCTACGAGCATAGCGGCACTACGGTATCCACCTCACCGTTCAGTTGCCCGTGGGATTCCGGATTTTTCGGCATCATCGCGGTACCGTTGGACAAGGTGCGCCGGGAATACGGGTGGAAGAGCATCACCGCGGAACGCAGGAAGCGGATCGAGGAATACCTGCAAGGTGAAATCAAAACCCTTGACGACTACTACACCGGAGAGGTCTTCGGATATCGCATAACACCGGAGGATGACGACTCCAACGAATTGGGTAGCTGTTGGGGATTCTACGGCATGGAATGCCTGAAAGAGATGGAGGCCGAATGCAGGCACATCATCGACGGGCTGAACAAGGCGGCATAGAATAAAAAAAATGATTGACATGGAAAAAAAACAGGATTACAAGGAGATCAAGGTACGCCTGCATCATATCGACCGGGGAAACTGCACGGAAGTGTGGGAGGTGCAGACGGAGGAAGGCAAGCCCGGGCGCTATCTGGGACGTGACGACGGTTATGGCCCGAAGGAGTGGTACACGTTATGCGACGCCCCCTACGGATATTGCGAGAGGGACTGCCATGTAAGGGCGGACCTCACCCTTGTCATATGTGACAAGGACTGGAACGAGGTGCTGCGCGACGGAATGGACAGGGAACGCTTTCCCGAAAGTTTCCCTTCGTTGGACGAGGCATGCGACGGGGCATGGGACAAGATCGTGAAAGGGCTTCCGCATGTCACACGCAAGGGGTTCGGGCAGTGGATTACCAAACAGTCATTCCTCCCGCTCAGCCGGACCGAAGAGCTGAACTGGCGGGATTGCTACGATGAGGAAGAGGCAAGCGGGATACTCTCACGTTTTACATGGATCGGCGAAGAGTACACCATATTCAAGGTCACCCGGCGGCACACCAGGTGCGATGCACGGTGGTACGAGTATTACGCGGGAAAGACAAACCGGCAGGAACATGAAAGTTACATCCGTTTTTTCGGATACGAGTTCCATGACCGACATATCAGCGACGTAATCGGAACACTCGGCAGGCGGTGTGACGACATCTTCCGTAGTGTGGTGGAAACCCGCACGGACCACTGCTACGGGCGCACGGTTTTCTATTTCATGGACGAGACCATCGGTTATGACCTGTCCCATGAGCAGGTCCGTGACGCCAGGGAATGCAGGTTACGCAAGGCACGGGAAGACTATGACGAGGCGCTCGCCTATTATCATTGGCTGGAAAAGAACGGGAACGGTATCCCGTAGAACAAGAAAAACAGTCACAATAACTAAAAATACAAATCAAAAGTATAACTATAAAAAACATATATAATGAGAACATCATACGGACTTGAATTCAACACGGTAAAAGAAATCAATCCTGAATGGAGCGATTATGACAAGACAATAGCGGAATGCCACCTGGCCAATACCGGTGTGGTCATCGTGGATACGGAGCACGGGCAACCGATAGACAACGAATACGACCTTGAAGAGATCTACCGCCTTCTCGAAAAGGAGAACAAAAAAGACGCCGCCAGGGTAATCCGCTCTCCTTTCCAGCTCCTTGACGAGCTGTGCCTGTTGGAACCCGGGAGTACCATCCACTGTACCTGTCTTCACGGGAAGGACATGGACAATCCCCTGACACTGAAGGAGAAGAACTGCCGCATCGGCGACTGTCCCACGTTCGTACTCGCACATAATGACGGGCGCACGGTCAGGATTGACGGCGAGCAAATCATGGAAGGCAGCTGCCGTTTCGGTCTTCCCGGATGGAAAACCCCTCCCGCCGGGCAACTGCGGTATGTAAACAGGACATACCCTGACGGCATTCCGGTACGGCTGGAAGTATTTTCCTACGATTCTCCCGGAAACCTTTACGTGGGACTTCTCTCACCGGAGAATGACAACGGGACATCATGGGGACCCTTCACCGACGTGACGGTAAACATGCGCCCCCTTCCCCCGTATTATGCCTTCGTCAAGGAGTACAGCGAGAACGAGGGAATGGGCGAGTTCCTCACCCGGAACGGCATCGCCTGCCGCTCCCATGTCATACCCGATATCCATAGCGGATTCGTCACGATGCACGCCTACCTGTTCGACAGGGAACGGCTCGCGCTGCTCGCGCCGGACACTTTTCCCGATTACGAGAAAAGCCTTGTGGGAGAATGATACCGACTACCATGGAAGTGACGCAGGAAAATAAAGGCATCAGGGTACGCCTGAGCCATATCAGACACGGGGAGTGCATGGAAGTCTGGCAACTGCAGACACCCAAAGGCGAACCAGGGCGCTACGTCTGCCGCGATACCTACGGTGAGAATTGCTGGTACTGGCTATGTGACGCCCCGTCCGGCTATTGCGAACGCGATTACGCGATCAATAACCACATCGCCATAACAGTGTGCGACCAAAGCTGGCGGGAAATCACGCGGGACGGCAATGACCGCAGACGTTACCCGAAAAGTTTCGCGACATTGGAAGACACCTGCACCGAAGAGTGGAGGAAGATTGCCGGCAACTATCCGGGCGTGACACGGAACGGTTTCAGGGAATGGATTCTCAAGCAATCGTTCCGCCCGCTCAACGGGACTGAAGAGGCCAACTGGCAATATTGCCGGCATGAAACGGTGGCAAGCGAGACTTTGGCACATTTTACATGGATCGGTGAGAAGTACGCCATCTGCCGGGTCACCCGGAAACATACCGAATGTGATGCCCGGTGGTACGAATATTACGCGAGGAAAGTACAGCGGATATATTACGGACACACCCATTTCTTCGGTTACGAGTACCATGACCGGCATATTAGCGACGTGCTCCGGACGCTCGGCAAACGGTGCGGGGACATCAGCAGCACCGTGGTGGAGACCCGCTACAGGGAGGACCACTCTGCCATATCCTACTTCATGGACGAGTTCATCGGTTACGACCTGTCCTATGAACAAGTCCGTGATGCCAAGGAATGCAGGTTGCGCAAGGCACGGGAAGACTACAACGGGGCGAACACCTACTATTACAAACTGAAAGAGAACGAGGTGAGTGTCCGAGGCATCGAGGCAATACTGCTTGCCATGAGAAAACAAATGCTAAAAGCGAAAAAACAATAAATATTGATATGGAAACAAGTAAAACTATTAAACCAGAAGAAAATGCCGAAGCATCCGAGATGCTCGGCTATATCATGGGGCAGCTGAAACACAACGGAGGTAAATGGGACCTGACCGATGATGCGGGCAAGCCCGTCATCTTTGATGCAGAAAAGAACGTGTATATTCCAGATATCATGCTTTCAAAAGACTGTACTCCGTGTGCGGTAATCCCGCTGGGATATTTCGAGGATGACACGATCCGTGCCATCGTGGAAATGATTTCCTTGTAATAATCCTCCAAATGAGATTCAAGGACAACGGACTGGCCAACCTTCACGACCGGAACCGTGAGGAAAGCGGTTTCTGCTGCATGCAACTGATCACATTCCTTACGGACAATGGAGTGAAAAGCTGGGATGAATGGCACCGGGCGCATACCGACGCGGCCCGGGGCGAATGCAAATACCGGACACGATGCCCGGTTTACCGGCGCAGTAAAAACAAGACAGAATCAGACAAATAAATACTACAATGAATAAAATAAGGCCCGAACTGTTGGAGCGGATAAGAAAATCCAACGAGGAATATAAGAAGATTGAATCCCTGCTGACACCATTGGGATTCACGCTTTGCACGGGAGCGGTCTTTTACGGAGAACGCCCGTTCGGCATGTACTGCGGTAAAATGGAGGACTACCGGTCTTTCATCGACAATATTGACAGTATCAAGGAAAGGTACCGGAAACGGAAAAACGAGAGCCTGGGAATTTATGAAACAACAAGTCAAAAGCAACATCCGCAGAATCAAAGCGATACTGTACTGCATAAGAAAAAGAAAGACATATGATACTCAACATCGTTAAGAACGGAACAGAAAACACCCGCATAGCGGAAGCGGTCAGGGAGGTATTCCCCGATTCGGAAGTGAAAGTAAAAGAGGATTATGGCATGTCCGTGGACATAGAGATAAGCTCCCAAGAAGGGCTGCACAGCCTGGAAGGGCTCAAAGAGCTGGAGGGCTGTTTCAAGGACTATGACATAAGAATATGGTGACCGCCACGCAACGGGCGGCAGACCGGAAATTGTTCAACTACAGATAAAAACAAGCAACATGAAACAAGAGAATCCCACAGTACCGGAAACAGACAGAATTTTTCCGGAAGATGATGACGCGCTTTACCGCGAAATGACAGCGCACATGCCCGGTTGTTATTTCCCGACTTCGCTAAGCGAGGATGGCATCCACGAATTTGCCGGGGAGGAATTTCGCCGCGTCAGGAATATTGTCTGCCGGCACTATAACTTCTACGAGGACAAATATATCCAAGAAAACGCCGGCGTATCCCCTTTCGATTCCGTCCAAGACAACTTCGAGCAGGAAGTGTACAGGCGTATCCGTAAGGATTATGTGCAACTCAGTGTCATCTCCATCAGAGAGTCACTTTTGGGGAAAATTCGCCGTGCCGTGGAAAAAGAGAACAATATTATCGGCACGTTTTACCGTAACCGTGGTGTACATTACCGGGAGGCGGAATCAGCGGAGTATGAAACCTCCCCGATAGTGGTGGTCCACAATTCCGCTTTTTACGGATACGGCGGTTATGAAAGTGCGACCGTTTATGAACTTTTCATCGACGGGAACGGCAAACTGCTCTGCACGCTCAACGGCGAAGCCGGCGAGGATTTCGATGAGCCCATCGGACAGGTACAGACCGAGGGGCTGCTTGAGATTGCCCACTGGCTGGAAGAACACGGGTTCATCTCCGCTGATGTCAATGACGACGGGATTGTCGTATGCGAGGAGTGCGGTTCAGACAATATACAGACCCAGGCATGGGTGAATCCGAATGCCCGTACATTCATCGGTACCACGGGTATAGACCGCTATGATAACTGGTGTGAATGCGAGGACCATCAGTCCTTCATTACGCTCAGGGAATTCAAGGAGCGCATGCAGGAATGGTGGGACTCGTTGGACGAAAATCAAATGGAACAGATCACGGGTTACCGTCAGGGCAAGCGTCCGGCCGGAGACAACCATCAGGGGTTGCCGAAACCTGCAATGAATGGTGGGAAAACAAGGGCTATGACGAGAAACGTAAAATCTGGAAAGAACATAACGACTGCTGACTATGATTTACAATCTTCTTAAAAGCATACAGAACCTGTTGGCTTCCAAGCCGTCCGGGACAAAGGAGGAACAGGAAATCCTGAGCCTGGTCAGCCAGGCGCTTCCTGCAATGCTCAATGGGCGTGATACGGAAACACTTGCCGCCAATGAGCTGCTGGTACGGATATGCCCCGACACCAAACGGCCGGTCCTCGTATGCCATAACGGCAACGGGCAGTGCCTGTGCCTGCATAACGAGACGACGGAAGAGGATGCCGTCGACGTGGACTTATGGCTGCGTTCCAATGGCAGGGAGTGTAACGGCTACAACAAGTTGCAGGAGGCTGTCGTGGACCTTGCCTACAATGCCGGGGCGGACAACCTGTGGGAGGACCGGGACTCCCGTGCTGTCAATGCCGAGATCGTCCGGTGGGCGGAGGAATTCGAGACTGGACATGCGGGCACTGATTGGGATGCGGAGGACTACTTCTTTGCCATCGACAGGTTTTACAGGGAAAAGACAAAACAAATGAATCCGGTTACAATACCGGCGGACTGAAAAAATGGCAACCGAATGGACAAGGAAACTGCAGAAGAAATCATTCGGGAAAACCGTTATCCGTCCGGATATGACATACAAGACTATCTGTCTGACAATGAGGATACGGTGCTTTCTCTGGAGGACGGAACGGAGCTGCTTGATGACTTCGACCTCTGGAAAGAACGTTCCGACCTCGAACTTGAAAAAATCATGGACCGGAACTACTGGTCCTCGACTGGTGGATATTAGATTAAAAACAGGAATATAATTATGGTAAGAGAACTTTATCAACGGCTCAGGGAATATTTCAACAACTTACCCGAACCGACAGAAGAGGAAAGACAATTTATCCGGGAGCTGAACGCCGGGTATTTCCCCATCACGTCCGTCCACCGCGATGACCTGGAAGGACAAGGTTTCGATGTGGAAAAGATCAGCGACGACGACATGCAGAATCTGGCGGAAAAGATGGCGGACGATTACCACGAACAGCTGTTCTGGCCCAGTATGGAAGTCATTGCCGGAGAAATTCTGAGTTTCCCGAAAGTAAAAACAAAAGACATTATCTGTCCGAAATGCAATTCGGAAAATATCCGTTATGATATTCACGAAAGTCGGTTCCACTGCGGCGAGTGTTCCCTGGCATGGGATGACAAGTTGTATGTGCTCGTGGAATTTCCCGAGGAAAGTACTCCTTTCGAGGAGCAAGGAACCGGTTACCCGGCATGGGAAAGCGGGGACAACGGAGCGCTTTACGTGCCCGAGGAAGACTATATACGCCATACCGGCAAATCGCCCGAGCGGGACAAGTGTTACCGTGCCGTGTGCTGGCCGGACTCCCAGAAATACATGGGAACGAAAGGTTGTGAACCCATACAGGATGAAAACGGGATGCGGGATTTCGGCACATCGGCATACTGGGTGCCGCTGATTCTGAAGGAAGAAGCGGCAGAGCGACGAATGGACAAGAAAAAGGCACCGGTATGCCCCGAATGTGGGGGCACAGATATTGACATTCTGAGTGACGAGGGCGTGGCCGTATGCAATGACTGCTGCCTTGAATGGCCTTACGCGGAGGATTGAGAATGGAAACGGTAGATGTTTATACGGAACGAGGCGACCTGGTCACCTGTTCCGATTGCGGCAAGGTGATGCTCCTGCCGTATGGAGCGGATAAATGTCCCGCCTGCAAGAAAGAAGGTTGCCTGGCATGGACGGACGAAAGCTTGCGGGAAGCCGACATCGACTCCCTGCTCGAGAGGCACTGTAACCTGCACCAGAAGAGCGAACTGCAACCGGAGGAGTATCTTTCACTTTCCATACTGGTGACCGAGTATATTCCGTATCTGGCCGATAAACCGCAGACAGCGCGTGAAACCCTGTTCCTGCTCCTTGAAACCGGCTCTCTTTTCGAGAAATACTGGCGGGATACAAGATGCTTCCAATCCGAAAATATCTACACGCCCGCCATCAAGACACTGCTTGACAAGCTGGACGTGAAACTGCGAGAGGGCGACACGATTCCGGTAGAATACCAGGATTGCCGCTCCCTGGAGGACTTCTTCAGGGTCGTTGCCGGCGAGCGTCCGGCAAAGGAAGAGGTATCGTTTTCTTCAGATAAGGAGGGAAACTATTATTTCAACGGACGCAAGGTCAAGGTGGAAAATTCTGACGAGTACGCCTACCGCCTGCTGAAAACCAAAATACAGACGAGCTACCGGCGTCCGGTAGATTTTTACTTCCGCTTCCTTGCCCGTTTCGGACCATACGGAACTTATGGCAACGTGTATTACCCGAGTATCACGGACCTGATATGCAGGCGTTACCTGCCTGAAACCGCAAAATGAATTCCGGAAAGGCGATGGACAACGGTTCACCGCCTTTCTTATTGTATAACTTTTTTAATATCAATCATTATGGCAACAGCATTAGCAACAACGACCGTCCCCGTGCAGTTCGATTTCCAGAACAACAACGTCGAGGTGATGACACTTGACACGCTCCGACGCACACACAAGGAGAATGACATCTACGGCAACCCGCTCAAGGGAATTTACCATTACGAGGTGATAGAGCGCATGGCGGGTCTCTGCCAGAAACACAACCTGAACTACGAGGTGGAGGAAATCTTCGCCGCCCAGAACAAGAACAAGGCCCAGCCCGGCGTGGTCGTCCTGCCCCAAGTGGAACAGAAGTTCGGTACATTGGCTGTCGAGGCACATATTCTGCGCCGTGTCTACACGACCATCCGCATCAAAGAATGGGAAACGGACGAGTTGACCACCACGCTGGTCGTTGCGTTCCATCAGGACGGCATACAGGCTGCAATAGGCCCCTGCGTTAAAGTGTGCCACAACCAGTGCATCCTCTCTCCCGAACGCAGCGTTTCGAACTATGGGAAAGAAAAGGCCTCCACCGAACAGCTTTTCGAGCGCGTGGATGAATGGTTGTCTAACTTCGAAGTGCAGATGAATGAGGACCGGGAACGTATCCGCCGTCTGAAAGCGAAAGTGATTACCCCCGTGGAAATGTATGCCTACATCGGCCTGCTGACCGCCTTGCGCGTATCGCATGACAGTTCCGACAAGTGCCTCTCGTCCAAGGTGGAAACCTACCCGCTCAACCAGTCCCAAATTTCAATTTTTACAGAGGATCTGCTCAAACTTACCGAAGAAAAGAAAAAACTTACGGCGTGGGACATCTATAACGTGGCAACCGAAATCTACAAGCCCGGCCGTACGGACATCCCGGCCATGATTCCCCAGAACGGGGCATTGGCCGAGCTGATGCTCTCGGAAAACCTGCCTGAAGCCTGACCATGACACGCATCAGAGGACAACTGACAACAGCGGACTACCTTCCTATGGATACGTTCCGAAAATTGCTCGATGCATTGGAAGAAGACGGTGAATATCTGTGGGCGACCTACTGCTGGCTATCATTCTGTACGGCATTCCGGGCTTCGGACGTACGTACACTCCGATGGAAAGACGTGCTCAACCGCAACCGGCTGGTAAAGACGGAGAAGAAAACCCGCAAGAACCGCATGGTGAAGTTCAGCCGGTATGTACAGGAGAAGACACGGCATCTGTACGAGTTGCAGGACAGCCCCGATGTGGAAAACCTGATTTTCATGAACCCGCGGACCGGCAACCCATACTCTCTGGAATACATCAACCGGTTGCTTAAGGCGTTCCGGGTCAGATATCGGATTCCCATACACGCTTTTTCCACACATACCTTCCGCAAGACCTTCGGGCGCTATGTCTACGAGATAATGGGACGCTCGGCGGAAGCGCTGATCCTGCTCAACCAGATATTCCGCCATTCCAATCTGGAAACTACCCGACGCTACATCGGATTGGCGCAGGAGGACATCGACAAGGTGTTCAATTCCATACATATCTGACAACAATTTCAAGGAAGCCCGGAAACCACCCATCCGGGTTCCGGGCTATGCTTAATATGACAACATCTAAAAATCAACGCTGTAAACAATGGATAAACCGATATATATAGACACCTACTTCCGTATCGAATCCGGTTACGAATGGGGACGCGGAATGTCAAAGGAAAAGACAGGGGCATTCTTCGCCGAAATCAGAAGCCTGTTCTCGCAAAACGGTTTCACAATCGAGGAGTGCAAGTACGGTGGTTGTCCGGATGTCGTGCTGGAGAAAACACGGCTCTACTGCCACCCACAGGAACTCTCCGGTCCCGTAAGGAAAGATTTAATCGAGCACATCGAGAAGATTTTAACGCAAGGAACGACTTTCCAGTACCTGCGCACCGACACGTACGGCGAGCTCCTCGACCTGACGGAAGAGGAAGAACTCGCGTATTACCACGAGACTCATGACATGACTATCGGGGGTGTCTTTCTTGAAGCATTCCGTACCAAACGCCGTAACCTGTATAAGATACGGGAACAGGTGCTGGAAATAATCACCGGAAAACTGCAGGTCAGAACACTCCGTAAAAGTTCCATTTATTCGAATACCTCCCCGGCATACTGCTATATCATGGAAACGTACGGGAAAATGGTGTCCGAAGGACGGCTCGTCGAGGAATGCAAGCAAACCGCTTCCGGAAAACTGCCGCTCTGCCGCACGGCAACCGGCAGGGAACTGAAAATGAAAAGACGGGAAGACGACAGGACGGAATGACACGCGGTTCCGAGCCGGGCATGGCCGGATACCGGCCAGAAGACTCCTGTAAATCATAATTTCCAAGCCGGACTGTCAATCGAAAGAAGGATGCCCCCGGCTATACTTCAACAACAAGAGATAGCACTATTATGAGCATACAAATCGGAAAACTGTTGCCGGACGGCAGTGTCCGGCACATCAAGGCGCTCCACGAGACGCTTTCAAAAAACCTTGTGAGGAAACTCCGGGTGTTCTATCCCAATGACAAACGGGTAGATGCCCTGCTGTCGCTGGGCGACATACAAAAACTGGGACCGTCACCCTATGGAAAATGGACAGGAACCGGCGATGCCGTCCACTGTTTTTCAAAGATTCGTGACGGACGAGAAACACCGCGGCAATCCGCATCACGCATCGCGGACAACGCAGACATTTTCGGCCGCATGGAGGCCACGTGCCTCCTGTTCGATAACGGCAGATGGCATGTCATGGACAAGGGAGAACACTGTGAACCGCCGCTCTTCGTCGAAGATACGCCCTCCCATGACAGCATGAAACCGATCTCGGTGTATGTGAACAACCATGCCCGACTCGAAAAGATAAATACACCGCAGCACTGGCAGGGACTTGAGGAACTTGCCGAACGTGAGCTCCGGATACTTTATGTCTACCGGGGCTGCCGCCTTGTAAGAATCGTACGTTCGTCCAACCTTAAAAAGAAACTGTATGGGACATCGTAACATCGTATCGGCCATAGAATGGCTGCCGGAACACCTGTTCACGGAAGAGATCGTGGAAGCAGCCGTCGAAAGCAAGGAAATAGAGGTGCTGAGTCATATTCCGGGACGTTTTCTCACACCCGGACGTATAGAACGAATCATCGCGGGCAGCACGGAGAGCTGGCACAGCTTCGAACTGCGTAATATCCCGGAGGCGTGCCGTTCGGGAGCAGTCTGTGACTACGCCACGCGCAAAAAACCGAAGAACATCACGGCCGTTCCCGAAGCGATGATTACCCGGGAAATGGCGGAAGCGGTCATCCGAAACGGACGCGGGGATTTCGACATTCTCGCCTTCATACCTGAACGCCTTTGGGACGCGCAACTGGCATACCTGGCCTTGCGCAGCTATGTTTACGACCCGCATTACGCGGACAGCAGGACAGACGCCGTCATGAAAACGGGTCTTATCCTCGGATATGTCCCCGTTGGGGTAAAGACTCAAGGGTTCTATTACGGGATGCTCGACGAGATGAGAATATTAAGTACGGTTACCGACGCCGTTGTGCCGCCGCCTTTCAAAAACGCGGCGTATTACCGCAAGATGGCGGAACATGACCTCTCGCTTGTTCCCGCCCGGTTCTATTCCTATGAGATTCTCCATGCGGCTGTCTGTTCGACCGAAGGGAAAAACTTCATCACAGACCCCCAGTTTTTCAAGCCGTTGTCGGTATATCTGGACGACATGCTGGCGGACCGGCTGATGGAAAAACACCCTTACATGTTCGGGGAGCTGCCGAAGCGGTTCAAGACACCGGAAAGACTGGTCATTGCCATCGATAACAGCAAACGGGAGACGAACTGCTATATCGACGGGGAAACTGAACAATCCCTGCTCACGGTGGAAGTGTGCAAGGCATTCGTCCGAAGAAACGGCAACTGTCCTGAATTTCCTGAAAATGTATGGACGCGGGAATTTGTCGACTACTGCATGGAGCACGGGACGTGTTTCCGCTGGTTCCGCCAGATGCCCAAAAAGTTCCAGACCTCCGCGAATACGCAAGCGGCGTATGATTACGGTCATTACCATATCTGTGACTTTGCCAAACGGTTCATCACCCCGCAAATGGCAAAGGAGTGCTACCGGGAGCGCAGTTATGCACATGCCATCCCCGGACATTTCCTCACGGAGTTCTGCCGACAGACCGGACTGCCCGAGAAGTTCTACGGCGGGGGAACCACGATGCTGTCGCTGAAAAACAGCCGTGACGACTATACTTACTGCAAAGTCGGCAATACCTGTCTGGCTTTTTACCTGAAAGAACAATACGAGCCGTCCTCGGCACATCTGATGATGACGCAGTCGGATTCAAAATACTGCACGCCGGAGAAGGTGTTCGACGTGCCTGTCGGCACCTTCCACCGCACGTGGCTGGAAAAGATCGTGTCGGAAAACGACCCCCGCTTTGTCAAACCCCGTGTGGACAAAGCGTTGAAAGCCGTACAGGCGGTCTGCTATTACGGTGTCGAGAAGTTGAAGGACCTGAACCGTACGGAAATCTTCCGCAATACCTTCATGGGCGAGACCATCGGTTACTGCGCCCGCCGCAGGGACCTGACCTACCACAGCGACAACTGCGGGACCCTTATCGAGGGCTTGAAGTTCAAGATCCGGGGAATGGCTGTCCCCGTAACCCTGGCGGAAGACATGACTCCTTATACGGCCGACATACTGCACCGGAAGTTCGGCTTCTGCTATATCGGAATGACGGCATTCGCCACGGACTACGGTCTAGACATGGAGAAGGCATACACCTTTGCACAGATGCGCCAGATCGTAAGGGAGAAAGGGCACAAGCCGTCATTGAGAAACTACAAACGTGAACTGAAACAAATAAACATCATACAATGAAAAAATACCGGATAGCTATCGAAGAGACGCTCCGTAAGGTCGTGGAGATCAAGGCGGAAACGCCCGGTCTGGCCGTCTGCAGGGCGGAAGACGAATACAATGAAGAGAAACACGTGCTGTCAGCCGACAATTTCGCAGGAGCTGACATCGCGCTCTCGACTGATGACATCACGGTCATGGAGACTCTGGAAGACGTGGATTTCATCGGATACGTGCAACGCCGTTTCGAGGAATGCCGGGAGTCCATATCCGTCGAAGACAAAGTCCGGCTGGCATTCGGAAGTTTCGACAACGCCCTGTATGAGTTCGGCGAATACCGTAAGGAGGCGGCCCGGAACCGCCCGCAGGTCTACCTGCTGTACCGGAGCGATGGCTGGCACAACCGTTCTTCCATGGAGCTCATAGCCCCGTTCTCCTCCCTCGAAAACATGATGGAGTACCTGCGGCGTAAGAAGAAGGAATTCCGCCTGACGGAAAGTGATCTGGAAGAGTTCAAGAACAACCGGCAGACGAAGGGGCGCGACGAAAACTACCTGTACGAGTCGGATTATCTGGATGTGCTACCGGAACAGGAACCCGAACTGCCGCCGAAAGATGACGCTTTCTATGACAAGGTTTTCACCTGCGGGCAATCCGAGCTGTCACGCAGGGAGTTGGAATCTCTGCCGGAGCCGTTCGATACCTACCATGTTACGGACGAAGAGATGAAACAGATTGTGTACGAAACGGAAATGGAGACACGGGACCGGCTGCGGCTCGGTGAAGGCGAGTCCATCGATTTTAACGACGATCGCCATAGTGAAATCTGGTGGGAAGAAATGGAAAAAGCAGTGGTTAGGCACGGTGTACCGTACTACAAAGACGAATAACGGAAACAGAACCTGTTCATCACACGCCATAATGATGACGGGCCGTCGCGGCTACGGCTGCGGCGTTTTTTTTCAAAACGAGGTGAGTATTCCACCCCTTATACAAAACGATTACCTACTCTTAAAAAAACGGATTTATGAAACAGACAAGACAGGATTTCTTCACGGCGAACGGGGAAGGAATCAAAATCATGACATTTACGGAGTTCGCCCGGCATATCCTGCGTATGGAATGCGGGGAAAGTTCGGAACTGTATGCCGTTGTGAACCGGCAGACACGGGAATGCTCCCGGCCGCTCTCTGTCAGAAAGGAACAATGGAACGGTACGCCCTTTTACCTGCTCGGCGGGCACGGGCAGGAAGTCCGTACCATCAATTTTGCGGGTCGTCCGAAAGAGGAGTTTGAAACGACCTGCCATGATGCCTTGGACAGCTACGATGCCGTGGAAAGTATCGGGGCGGTCGTGTCAAGACTGCGTGAATTATCTCCTGAAGAGTTGCATAAGCGGATTGCGGAAGAGATGAAGACCGGCTGTAAATACCAGTTGGTCTACCGCAGCGAGAAGGAGATGACGGCCGCACTCGACGGCAAGATATACGCCATCAGCGATACGGACGGCAAATTCCTTTGCGACCTGTATCAGCCGGATTATCTCCATCTGGAAAACGAGGGCGATATTGTGGACACCGCATCCATTCCGGACATGCACTTCCATTCCGATTGGGCAATCGCCAACCCCACGATACGCGACAAGGTGCTCTCCTCCCGGATGGTGATTATATATACCTACGAAACGGTAACGCTATGATAGAGATTGGCAACAGGATAGAAACGCCGGAAGGTGTGTTCTATGAACTGGAATACGGAGGGGAAGGAAACATCTACAAGAACGAGGATGCCTTTCTCAACCGCCCCGATGAAGTGTGCTATATACCCGAATACGCGGCAGAAGACCATGAGGGGTGGCATATGCCGGAGAGCAGTGACGGCTGTTTCACGCATAACTCACTGCTCGCCCTGTGCAAGGGTAATGAAGAGGTGTGCCAGGATCTGTTTTACAGCCTTGAATGGACGTACCCGACCACCTTGCTGGAAGAATGGGACTCGAACGGCTATTTCGATGAGATCGAGGGCTGGTATGACAGTAACGATTAAATGGAACGGCATATCATGGACAGGAAATACAAAACAATAGTTATGGAAGACCTGGAAGGACATAGGGACTGGCAGATGCTGGCTCCCGTCACGAGTCCGGCACCATCATTCCGCACCGGGGATTTCGTACGCCTGACGGACGAGGTGGTCGGTTCGATACGCCGAAGTTTTGGAGACGGACCGGCGGATTACCGCAAAGAAATGCTGTTTGAAGTCATATGCTTACGGCCGAGTAGCGAGAATCCGACCGTAGGGGTGCGGGATATACACGAGGACGACGTCTAGGAGTTCAACGCCGTTTCCCTCCGTCCCCTGACCGCCGAAGACCTGTTGGGAATTTTCTCAACAGTATAAGTTCACTAATAATAGAAATGAATGGCATATTATACCTTTGAGATTTTTAAATATAAGTGGATAACCGACAAGGACGGAGATACTTATAGAGATTATATAGATGAGATGCCACACTTTATTGTAAAAGCGGAAAATTATATCGAAGCGACTTTTAAGGCACAAAAGAAATACCCGTCGGATAAATACACGCATATGCTTATAGATACGGACGTGGAAAAATGGCCTGCCGATATATCAATGTTTTAGTTTAAATACGAACAAAAAGGAGATAAAGTATGGAATCAGAAGTATTAAAAACAGGAATGAATTTAATCATGGAGAAACAGATTATTCCCAATCCTATTTGCCCGAATGGTTGCATCTATCGATTAATACACAACAAAAGAATTAAGAATGAAAATACAAACTACAAAAATCACATTACCGCCGATTGGCCTTGACACACAAATTCAAGATGCAATCGAAGGCGAAAATGAAGAAACTAAGTTGGCCGTTCAGGACAAGAAAGAAAAGGTAAAAATCAATCTCAACAGGATAGTAAGTATTAATAACTCTCCGGTACGTGAGTGTTGGATAAAAGAGGGAAATCTCCACTATTATATGGCTAATGGTAAGGGTGTTGAATATTACTTCCCTATAAAGTACGCTTCGATTGAAATTGACATTGACTCAGACCCAACGATAACTTGTTTGTGACAAGAAACTCTCAAATGACATGAAAGAAAAAGATATAAATAATTTAGTAATGAATAAAGATGTTTTAGTAGCACATGCCTCCGATGGAATGGGATGTGCTTATGAAAAAGAAGTAACTTCCATATCTGTATGGATAAACGAAAAATGTAGGCACTGCGTTAATGATGAAAGTGTTTCCACTTTACTTAAAGAGGCGAAGAAGTCCGGTAAAATTCAAATATACATCTGTGGTAATAAGAAAATGGACGGAAATATAGATGCGTTTGGAAGTACTCCTCTGTACACTAATGGGCAATTCAGCGTAAATGAGTTGATATACAACGGAAATGCTGTTTGGTCAAGAATTAAATCAAAATCAAATAGATATGAACTGTAAAAAAAATCAGGCTATTACGACTTTTATTCATGGAATGCAAACGATAAACAGACACAGCCATGCCATACAGAAGCACGGGAATAACCATTTGCGGGACACGGTATGACCGCAGGCAAAAACTGACACCCGAACAGCGGGTAGAGATTTTCCACCGTTACATGACGGAAGATGTCAGTCAGCGCCGGCTGGCACGCGAGTACGGTGTAAGCCGCCGCCTGATTACGTTCATCGTGAATCCCGAAAGGGAGAAGCGTAACAGGGAGCTGCTGAATAAACGCAAGGCGAAGGGGCTGTACAAGCCTGACCGAAAAAAGCACACTGAAATTATCCGTGAATACCGGCGCTACAAACAGAAGTTATTCAAAGAAGGCAAAATCCAATTAATACTGACAGAAAATGAAATTACAGGAAAAACAGAAAGAACTGGAACAGGAGATTATCGCCAATCTCAGGGCGATTCCAAAAATGCCGGAGGACTTGCTGCCCCACACGGTCTATGTCGAGGAGGAAGGCGAGGACGATGAACATCACGGCATACCGGTATATACCGCGTACAAGCTGGAAGAGATCAGGCCGGACGGGAGCTGCATGCTCTATAATCCCGACAGCCGTGAGCGTTTCCCCTGCCGTCATCTTTACGAAATCAATATCGACTGGCTGGTTACCGTCTGGGAACGGTATCTGGAACTATGCGCCGGGCAGAAACTCTGGAAACAGAACGCCGCCGCTTTCCTGAAAGAAAGCACGGATAAAACGGAGGCGGAGATCTCCGCTTTCGTGGACTCCGGTTGGGACAGATGTTCGGCTTACACGGACAACCTGAAACGATTTCTCGGGAAAGACGAGGCCAAAGAGGTGTGGGTGTTCTCTTTCCCCATGGATGATTTCGGACGTGACGCCCCTGACAAGGAGAGATCATTTTCGATTACGAGAACAACCCGCATACAGAGGTTGAAAAGATGACACCGCTGGAGTTCACGGCAAGAATCAATGACGAGATGTTCAATGACCAGGATAATTGGGTTCGGGCCATTGAACTTCCCAAGCATAAGTAATAACCACAAAACAATTTAATATGATTACCCAAAGAAATATTCAAGACGAGAGCTTTGACTCTATGACTGTCAACGGTATACCGGCATTGTTCACCAATTTCAGGATTGACCGCAATGTCGTTCCGGAAGGACTGCATGCGTATGATATCCGGGAGTCGGATGACGGCGGGCGTTTTGCGACCATTGAACCGGAGGTAATGGTAAACCATGCCGGAACAATCCTTACAAGAGAAAAGCTGGTCATGGGAGAAAACGGTTACGTGCGGATTGAAGAGTACGGATTTGAAGATTCCACGACACTGGACGAATGGCTTGCAGAGTATAATTAAGACGATGGAAATGGATATTAAAGAACTGACAGAAAAATACCGTGAACGCTTTGAGGCTTTTTACCATACGGAAGGAAGCAATACCGACAGAAAAGGAAACAGGAGGAAAAGAACGGAAGAAAGTCCGAGCTTTCTTAAAGAGGTTATACGCCCGATACTTGATATGCTACCGGAACTGTTACCAAAGTATGGCTTTACCAAAACCACGGATGAGTACGCCATGTACGGGAAATATTACCGTATTAAGGCAGGCGTTGTACTTATTGGAGGATTTTCTATAAACGAGGACTTTGGGTTGTTTTTTACACCTCTGTTCCATGGTAAGGCCTGTGGTAAAAGCCATAGGATAGACAACATGAAACAACTCGTTAAAACCATCAGCGAGGAGTTTGAGAAAAGGGAGGTGAAAATGAGAGAATAGTTCCGCTTACAAAAAATGGGGCGAATCCGCAAATTATTGTATATTTGCCCAATAAAAAAGTCTGTATATACCTTTCGGACGAAAGACCAACAGCTGAATTGGTTGCAGGCGCTTTTTATGTTTGGCAGACACCAAACCATATACATATATTATATGAAAAAGGAACAGATTATCCGTCAGTGTTACGGAGGTATGAAAGAAAAGCATGGCATGGAAACCGTTACCCTTTTCCATGTAGGTGATTCATACGAAGCGTATTTTGAAGACGCCGAAACGATTACCCGGATCATGGAAGCGCCTCTTTTCAAGATGACGGCGGCGAATATTCCTGCTGTCAGGATATCAGATACTGCCATGGAGGAATGTCGAAACCGGTTGTTGGATGCAGGACATGAAGTATGCGTGTCCGAGTTTCGGGGGGCATCCGGCCGCCACATCCTCAAAATTCTATGAAACAGTTAAGAAAGCAGGCTGATGAGTTTGTTTTCATGACAACCACAATCGGTCCACGGGCGATATTGGTATTTCTTGTCATTGTGGTAGGGCTGTTACGGATGTGTATTCCCGATAAGACTGATCCAATGGACAACAGTATCAACAAATCTTCCGAGATAGTGGCCCATGTCATGGTCAGGGACAGTACGAACAATGGCTTCCGGGTGGTATATGCAACAGCCGAACCTGTAACGGATGAACGGTTTGCGGAAATATGCACACGGACAAGCGTACGGAATGGTTTTGAAAGTCTGGAAAAGGAAGCTCCGATACATTTTGGAAACAATCTTTTGGAGACGGATATTTGCGACTTCGCCCTATATGTTTACAGGTTTCCGATTGACAAGGATATCTGCGTACATAACATTTTCGTGACAGGGAAAGAGAAGATGGATTTTTATGTCCGGGACAACCCTAATCTGCCGGGATGTGCCAGATGGATGCACCACGGCACAGAACAGGGTAACCAATATCTGAACGCCAACGATATAAATTACTATATACCTAACGGCGGACGGATTTACCGGTATTGGAAATGCCGTTATCTTCTGCAAACTTCTGATACAGACGAGCGTTTCAGCCATTTTACAGAGGAAGAAAGACTGTACTAAGTGCAGCCTTTCTCTATATATTCGTACATAATCCCCTGAAAACTAATGATTAAAACACTTTGTCAACACACTTATTTGATATATATTTGCATGACAAAGTGAGTTATTAAAGACATATTGTTAATTGAAAGTAATAGATTGAATATGAAAGACCTGTAATATGACATCGGAAAAATCGCAACTGAAGTTTGCGAAATCGGAGCGGACAGGCGAACTGATCGGATTCGTTTCGCGCCACTCCAAAACACGTAAATTGATGGGAGTTCGTGAAGACTCAAGATTTGGCAAACAAATATGTGTTCTTTCAGAAGATCTGAAAGGAACTATTGAGCCAAACATCCTCTATTCGGTAGAGTTGAAACCCATGCACAACGCCAAAGGGTATGTAGTGGTTGCTGCTACCCCTGTCTTGTTTCAAGCGCATGTGGAAACAATAATTGTCCCGAAAACGTTGTATCAAGTAACTGTGACATTCGGCAACAAAAAGATTTTCTTCGATCCCAAGGACGGAAAGAGTGCTATGAGCCGTACAATAGACGGTGTATTGGAAATTCTCAAAGGACGCAAGGATATCAGGCATCAGGAGAGTGTAATCAACGATTATCTGAACCAAGCACAGGCTTTAGTACGACGCATGGAATCTGACGGATTCATCTATACGAAAAACGGACATTCGGGAAGAAGCAAATGAAAGGAAAACCAAAGGTAGGCATAGCGACCGATGGAACCCATAAGGCAAAAGAGAGATTGACACGCTTCCGGGCTGTCGATCTCTCTTCCGGAATGGAACTCTTTTCGGAATCAATTGGCAACTGGACAAACAATATCGGGGAGTTTCTCGGTATTGTGACAGCTGTCAAGTATATTTTAGAGCATCCGGGAACTCCGCGAACAATCTACTCGGACAGCATTACGGCCATCATATGGTATCGTAACAAACAGACGGTCTCTTCACGCAGATGCCCGGCATTGCAGAAAGCGGAAATATTCCTCAAAGTGATGGAGGCAAGAATCAAGGACATCGAAGTGCTGTACTGGGACAATCGCCTGTGGGGTGAGATTCCGGCCGACTTCCAAAACAAATAAAATCAATATGGCAAAATTAAAATCACAGTCACAGAAATATGTCGAGTTGAAGGAGGAAGACTACCTACTGCTTATCGAGAATACTATCAAGATGGAAGCCCTGAAGATTGCCGGTATCGAAAAGATGCCCATATACAAGGCAATGGAACATATTCTTGAACACGAGTACATCGATCTGCTCGTCAAACCCGTTTCAAGGAGATATTCCTGACTCTTTAAGTGGACAATAATACACTCCACAAGCAAAATCAATGTTTATCAGTGTCAAATAATAGTATATAATAACTATTAATGTAAATCAATGCAAATCAGGAAATTAAGAAAGTGGAACATGTACGGAATTATCTATACCGTACATGCGCCACTTTGCTCTATACACTTTTTGATTTCCTTGATTGATAAAAAAAGCCCTTTTCCAATGCTTTACAATCCGACTTTTTTATATACTTTTGTCTTCAGTATCAGTTGGTTATTGAACCCCGCTATGTATGCTTATAAGTATAGATTAGCTTTTTTAAGCGAAACTAACCGTTGGTTATCAATCAATTATCAAACAAAAAAAGTTTGCCTCGTGAGGACTAATTGAATATATTTCTTTTTTACTATCATATCTATCATTTTTCTTATCCAACAGGGGGATAACGTAATTTCACACAACGCACCGTATGTCTCCCATTTCGCAATTCATCCGTCGTGGCACTTCCGTCCGGATCGCTCATTGTTGCTACAATGAAAGTACCATCCTCATTCTTTCCCCAATAACTGTCCGAAAAGAAATTATTGGGAAGCCCGTTGGTTCCGGCATTCAGGAAAACATAATTCATTTCTTTTCCTGTAGGCAATCTCCATCCACTGCCTAAATTTGCACATATAGAGGACGCATTTTCCTTCGTGACATTCGTTACATCTGAACTTGAGACTATAAAATCTGAAAGTTCAGGAGGACGAACATCAAGTGTACAGTTATAGCGATATTTTTTATTCTCTTTATAATCGTCTATGAGATTTCCCGATCCGTAACTTACATATGCCTTTCTGCCATTTGTATCATGTTCCTCTATGCACCATGCTTCAGCAGAATTAATCGCCCAATTTTCACGTATGGTAGCTAATCTCCAGCATCCTTTCCCTCTTGTTGCATCATTCTCATTTACTCCTTCAGGATAATATGCTCTACATCCAGTTTCCCGGGTGGCTCTTTTATAAAACTCATCATTATAAATACCCGTACGTATCCAGTTAGCCTCTTCCCAATATCCCATGGCTTCAGCCCAAGTAACAAGGTTATTTCCGACACGAATTGTTTCAGATCTATAAAGTTGCAGATTAAGTTCAACAGATGCGGTACCCGATTTTAATGTAGTTACATATATAATATCATTACCAGTATTCCAATTTCCACGTCTGAACCCGACGCGACCGCTTTTCTTTGTCGCGTCATCATATTCTATTGTCATCTGCAGTTGATTACCGATTGTCACCTCATCGGGAAGTTTCACTTCAACCGGAGCGTTACAAGCAAAACGCACATACGAGTAAAAGCGTAAAGACTTTACTTCGACCGTCTTTTTGTTGACTGCAAGAAAACTAGCTCCCGTTATTTCAATCGGAACATTGACTTCCGACCATCCGGAAACGTTGGATTTCACTTCAAGGGACTCCTCTCCATAACCGGTAATCGCTTTAATATTCAAACTATAATGCCTGTTGCGGGTTATATTCCATTCTGTAGAATGTGAATCAATTGAATTCATCGCATCACCAATCGGCAAAGTATATATACGGGTGATTCCTCTTGATGTCCCTTTAATGCGCAATACCATTCTGTAAATCTCATCCATCGGCAGATATTCCGGCAAATATATATCACCGGATGACCATGTGAAATGATTCTGTTCTGCACTGCTATTTTCTAGTGAAAAAACGCGGTTATCTAGAAACCCCTCTTCTATCCTGTATTTACAGGAAGCCAGATAACTATACTTTGGAATACGAAATAACTCCATAGACTCAAGATTAACGAATTCACCTGTAGGGTTTCCATTTTCACAAATCTCCGTACTAAGGTCAAACTTCACACTTAACTTGGCAATCACTCGTTGCAACTTTATCTCCAATTTTGAAACAGAAGCGGATGCCCCTTCCGGATATATCTCATTTTTACTCCGTACATTCACATTGAGCAACTGCCGGAAAAATACAAATTTTGAAGCACTCAGGCTGCTTTCCGTATTCATCTGAATATTTTTCAATTCTTCAGGGCTATTGATTCCCGAAAGATCTACCGGTTCATTTCCTATCACATAAATATCATTGTATCCTATATAGGTAATGGCAACATAATCTTCATTTACATCTATCAATTGATTGCTGACTAAAACTTTAGGGCCGTAAGGATTGGAAGTACGTGTCGAGAAAATAATAACACGCAATTGTGATACCTCATTTTCATCCCCTGCAACAAGTTTCGGCATGATACTGACAGGAATTTCCTTGCCTTCCCCCTGGCCATTACTATCGGAAGATGCTTCTATTCCGTCAGTACAAGCAGTAAGCAGATATAATAATGTCACAACGAAGCTATATATATAAACTAATTTCAGTCTCATTCTCTCGTTTAATTATAAAGTATCACATTTCCGTATCCTGCAATATGATTGTCCACCCTGATACGGTAACAGCCGTTTGCATATAAGTATCCGTGTCACCGTCCAGATCATCTATAAGCGATATTTCTACTTCATACACATCTTGCCGGTCAAGTTCCGACTGGATGCGGGTATATGGATGCATCCGGATAAGTTCGACTAAGTCAGAACGGTAGAGTTCTTTGGCTGTGCCGTCCTGCATCAAACGTTCTATCAGTAGCGTCAATTTTTCCCCTTCCACCAAACGCATCAAAGAAAAAACGCCTGCAAATTGATTCCATGCATCATTATTTACGCCCTGATATGGATAATATGTCAATTCGTTGCCCGAAGCAACTACAGAATTATCAAATTTATAGGTCGCCCCTTTGGGATCAAGTACACGGACACGCACGCCATCCGCACAGCGGTGAATACATGGTATTCCGCTTTTTTCAAACCACTTCACATTCAGATGCAAATGATTCTCATTCTTTATAAGTGAAAGAACTTCAGTGTGTTCCTTCACATCGTTTACTTCTACTTGTTTCATAGCATGAAAAACAGGAGTCAGTCTATGGTTCACGCTACGGTCTTCAGCTGCGTTGAGTGATAATAACGCCTGCTCAAGCGTAGTTTGTCCGGCAATAAAGGCCGGTTGTAAAGTCACTTCATCAGTCAAGTTTCCCCATGCCACCAACGTATAGCTACCGGCAGAAAGTTCCGGGTCAATCCGAAAATCTTTCGGGAAAGGCGTCCCTTTACGAGTTATACATTTCAAAAAACATCCGGCTGCATCAAATACATACAAGTCTATTTGCTGTACGTCAATGTTGAAGCGATCGGGACAAATATTGTCCGTGTGATGAACATATTCGAAAGCCACCTGGAAACTTCCCTGCGGACAATCGGAAAAATCTTCATTAACGCATCCTGTAATAAGCCATAATAGCATTGATATGTATGCCACCATCCTTCTTTTCCGGTAAAATGTACTATGCATGTTAAATTGTTATTGAGAGGGATTTTAGATTCTTTTACCGGGGACAATGCCCCGGCAAAAGAATCCGTTAAAATCTATTTTTAATGAACCGGCAGACTAATAGCAATTACATTCCCAGTTCTGCATCCTGTTCAACTTTCGTCCATGGTTCCACTGTGATATGTGCCTGCATGTACGTTTTCTGGTTGATGGGATCTGTCGGGTCCACGGTAACATCTTCATCATCGGGATAACCGATTGAAGTAATTTTTGAGATATTTACATTGTAAAAACGGTTGCGCATTACCGAATAGAACAGGTTGTTGGCTTCCGTCTTTCCGTCCATATTATCTTCAACATTCACACGATAATAACAAGTACCTCCGGTGTACTGAAAAATACGTATTGTTCCTTCAATACTTTCCTTATAGCCCGGTAGTGCATTCTTGGGATGCGAATATTTCTTGATGGTAACAACTGAATAAATACCTTCAGAAGTAGAGAATGAGCTTCCATAATATACACTTACAGAATTCTCTATATCACCTTCGTCTACAGCACTTCCCTCGTCTACTGCATTTAACCATTTCTGTTTTCCGGCTTTATTCAAATAAGTCTTTAAAATCATGCCCAAGCCATAGTTTGCCAAGTTTCCACTAAAGTCTGCAGGAGCCGTATAAATCTGATTTTCCCATTCCGGGACAATAAAATATGGCGGTACATCTTTTCCTCCTGTAGTATAATCAGTTCCGTCTAATTTATTTTCGATACTAAGATTGCCACCATCATTTTTCACTTCAACAGCATTAATCATCACATTAGCCGCCGGAGCAAATACACCTTTCACCAACACATAAGTAGTATTTCCCCTTACCGGTGTCTGATTGGAGTTCTCCGGCAAATATATAGACTCTATAGCTTCCCCGTCAGCACTTGCTTTCAAATCCAAATTAGGCTCATTCACCTCGTCATAATATTTAGCGAAATCTGCAAATGTAGAGCTAGTATTAGTCATTATATAGAACGGCGTAAGGAAACCATCAACATGATTATGCAGAAATATATAGCTCTGAACCGGAAGATTACGAACCGTAAAAGTCGGAGTAAGTAATTTGCCTAATGTATTACTTTCACTATCTTTCAATATCAAAGCATCCGCATTTACATAAGTAGCCTGCAACTTAGCAGCAGCACGGGATATGAACACCTCCAAATGATTGTTTTTCTTCATTTCCGCCGAACTATCATACGCCGGTTTCGAACAATCCTCAGCAGAAATCCCGGGATATAATGTGTATTCGGTTGCCTTTAATACATTTGCCATCAGGAAACCATTGGTCGCCGCATTCCCATTACCGGATATTTTATCAAAATTACCGACACGCGATACAGCAACTGCCGTTTCTACACCTTTGGTATGGGCAATACGTCCTGCTTTCGTACAATGTGTCAAAGTAACAGCTTCAAATTGAGCAGTTGTAGTGGTAGACGTAATCCAGTCGTCCTGCATATTAGCTACTACATACACTTTCTTTTTACCGGAAGTTAGTTTCAATACAGCAGTGTGCTCCGTGCCATGTTCATCTACAGTAGCATTATCCGTCTTTGCTTCAAAGCTACCGGACTCATTGAAGATATAAGCCCGCAGATTTTTGATGTTTTTTTCTGTAGTAGTACCTTCATGTGTGTCACCCGTTGCACGTGCTACAACACCATCTTTGCCCAGTTTAAATGTAAACTTCGCCCAAGTAGGCTCTCCCTCTATGACTTCGGTATTACCATTGTCATCGCTTCTTTCTTCACCTAGCTTGTCCTCACTGCTACAAGCAGCAAACGTTATTGTTGCCAGCGCAAATACTCCGATTAGAAAATAATTCTTTCTCATTTTTGTCTTATGATTAAAAAATAAATTATTATATATTGAGATTTATATGGTTCCATTTTTCATCCGGTAATACACCTTGATGTATCCGGCTCGACGCAGTTGCGGAAAGAAGTGTTCTTCCAAATAACGATAGGGCACTCCTCTTTTCAAACGTTGCAACTGTCCTTCACGCCCTTTCATTATCGGAACTGAATCAATAATATTCAATACTTCCTTACGGTATTCCATATCAGAGTGTTCCACTTTATAACGTAGTTCTTCCCAGCCCTCATCACCATTCACAAGCGCAAAGCAACTATCCGCCAAAGCAATCCGGTCGGCTATATATTGCTTCAGCGCTTCAGCTCGTTTTCCAGACAATCGTTTGTTGAATTCAAAAGCCCCCTCGGGTGAGGAAAGCCCTAATAGCACTACGCGAGCTATCTCTACTTCGGGATCTTCACTAATACGGCGAATTACATCAATGATATGTTCCAGCACTCTCTCATTATCCAGATAATTGCTATCTATCTCTGCCTTTGCAAGCTTGAAATAAACAATCTGTGCTCCTTCCTGCTCGCCCGCCAGAATCCTTTTACCCGCTGAATAGTTATCTATGGGTTCTACAAATTTCTCTGTTTCAGCCAGTACTTCCGTAGCACATTTATGCGGTAACATTTCCGGTATTTCCACCTTATTCTTTATTTCCGGCTTAACAATAGAATATCCATCCGTCCGGTTCCACGTAAACAATTCCACCATATCCAACTCCTTTTTCATACAGCAATTTCCAAGTTGCCGCCGTAACACTAACTTTGCCTGCCATATCCAAAGTTGATTGGCTAACATCGGAGTTGAACATGTTATTGTATTCCATTGCCGATTGGATACTGTATATATTAAGTCTTTCTCTGCTTTTGATGAGTGAAGCACTTTTTGTCTTCGAACTATTTTCTCCCGTATTTTGCCATTTACGCGTATGACAGGGAAAGCAAAAGAGTGATTTCCCTTTATATCTATCAATATAGGTGTAAGCAACAACTCATCATTTGCTTTTGTAATGCCGGGAGCAATCATCAAATGAAATCTCAAACTCACAGAATCACCTTGAGCATTCTTCTCTATAGAAAAATTATTGATCTTGATCGAATCATTATTTTGAGCGGAAACTGACATGACCGTTATACTCATAAAAAAGGAAAGTATTATAATCTGAAAACTATTCATTTGGGATATTATTTAAGTAAATATATGATAGATACAGCGGCACGTGTAGGCCCTAAATAATTACGGTTGTTTACGCTTAAACGCTTACCACATTCCTTACACGGGTATTTACTATAATGCAGGTGTGCATAGCCGATCCCTAATGTCCCTTCTATACTCCAATGTGGTGAAAGAATCCACTGATACCCATAACTGAATCCGAATCCGGCAAGATTTCCCTGTCTTCTAAAGTCACCTAGTCCCCAATATCGAATATTACTGACATTATATTGTCCATAAAACAAATGTCCGCCAAAGAAATGTCCATTGAACCGTTCACAAAGCCAATAGCGAAGCTCTGATTGTATCAACCAATGCTTCATTTTTCTATTGTTGGAACCATAACCATTCTTACCCAAAGGAAAAGGATTGTAGGCTCCCCACAAGTCAACAGTCAGTTTGGGAGATATCCCCCATTCCACCCCTATGTTTGGTGTTTGTAACAACCCGCCATAAAGTAAATTCGTTTTTACTGCTATATCTTGTGCTCTAACCGCAAAACATCCTAGCAAAGTAAATAGACCAATAAGTATGCCGGCTTTATTTCTTATACAATCATTCATTTTATACAGTCTTTTCAAACTATTTTTTATGCATCTCTATTCCGTAATAGAGATGCATAATTATACACAAATAATAAATATTTAATTATCAATGAATTATATTACAGAAACTAATAACAGAATGTTTCAATATCATAATATAATGAATCATAACAAACAAAATAAATAATATTATTCTGATATATAATTCATTAAAAAAATAGATACTGAAACAATTGTGAAACAAACAGATAAGTAACAGACTAAACAATCAAAACAGTTATTGCCATGGAAACAAAACATACAAAAAGCGAACTTTTGTACATTGAAGAACATCGGTCATGTCAAAACTACATGACAACAATTGAAACTGGATTTAAATATCTTGAATTCGCTAAGAATGCAGCATTTGAAGAAGATAATACAACAAAAAATTATCTCCTGTTCTTCCTGAAAGGCGATTTCACCATAAGTTGCAACCAGTTTCATAACAAGTTGTTTCATGCTGGAGAAATGATACTCATCCCTCGTTCTTCCCGACTAAAAGGATTTGCGGAAACCGATTCAAGTCTGCTCTCCATGTTTTTCGATATACCTGCAGAGAACTGTGACAAGCTCATATTACAGTCTTTATCAAATGTATGCAACAACATTAAATATGACTTTTCACCAATTAAAATACGCTATCCACTAACACTATTTCTCGAGGTATTAACTCACTGCATCAAAAACGGAATGAGTTGCGCACACTTACACGGGCTGATGCAACGAGAGTTTTTCTTTCTTTTACGAGGGTTTTATGAAAAACAGGAGATTGCAGCATTATTCCACCCCATTATCGGAAAAGAAGTGGATTTTAAAGATTTTGTCATGCACAATCATACCAAAGTAGATAATATAGAGCAGCTTATCTCACTATCGAATATGGGAAGAAGCTGTTTTTTTATCAAATTCAATGAAGTGTTTGGTATGACAGCTAAACAGTGGATGCTGAAACAAAAGAACCAAAGAATATTGGAAAAAATGACGGAACCGGGAGTATGTATAAAAGATATCATTGAAGAATTGGGATTTGATTCGCAAGGTAACTTCAACCGTTACTGCAAACAACATTTCGGATGTACCCCAAAACAACTGATAGAGCAATGTCAGGCAACCAATCAAACGAGTTAGCCATTATTATCCCTATCTGTACAAAATGAATAAATTATTGGACTTTATGATAAATTCAATAATGAAAAATTTCATTTACTTTGCAGCGTGAAATATATTAAGAAACAAAGATATTTTAATATGATCTCTATTACGGAATAGATTACAATATTGCAAAGATAAATAAAAATATTATATCTTCTAATTCTCAACAGATTATATTACAAATAATTATTTCATTTGGATAAGTTTGTAACGATGCTATTCACTTGATTGAGCATGGATACATCAAAATCCTTTAAATAGACGCGTGTCATTTCTTCCGAAGTGTGTCCAAGTCCGGCACTAATCACAGAAATCGGAGCTCCATAGTCACGTGCGAGGGTAGCCCAAGTATGCCGAGCAGTATATGTCGTTAACGGTACTTTAATATCAGCTACAACAGCGATTTTCTTCAAATGGCGGTTGATACGCCCTAACGCCAGACGGTATTTTTGGTATCCCGAAGCATATTCACCGCTAATGATCGGAAAGAGATACTCATTCTCCGTGTTATATTTATCTATCACGCCCTGCATCTGCGGAGTCACCACTATACGAATCAGCTGTTTCGACTTATGGCGGGAATAAGTCAGCACACCATTACAAATATCGGTTTTCTTCAAAAGGACAATATCGACAAAAGCCATTCCCTGCGCATAAAAGCTGAACAGATACAGATCGCGGGTAAATTCCAGTTCTGGTTCATTCTCCAAATTCAAGTCCGCCAAATTCTGCATATCCGTCCGTGACAAAGCACGTTTTACAGTCTTCGCCGGGCGGGTCTGTGCCTTCGCAAATGGATATTCGCCACGAGGATGATAACCGTCCGTTACCGCTTGGTTATACAAAGAGCGCAAATTGCGCAGATAATAACTTACCGTATTGCCAGAAGCACCATTACTATACAGAAAATCCTCGTATCTCCTGACGAACGCCAAATCAACCTCTGACATCCGCACATCAGGGCAACCTATAAATTTTGCCAACGACGAACGGGTGCTCTTGTAGGCCGCAGCCATTCCTACTTTCTTCAGTTCCTGCTTACGCTCAATTTGCGCATTAATATATCGCAATAAATAAAACTGTGATTTTCCTGTACCAAAAGCATTTTGAGTCAGAATATCCTCCACTGTAAATTCTTCTCTTGTCCGCTCAAGCTGCCTGATCCGAATATCAATCTGATTCCGCATCTTTCGTAACTCGCGGTTCATTTTCACGACCTCCGTAGCCGTAAAAGTAGAACCTACGCCATTCATAATCTTCCCTTCCGACTCGTCAAACACCTCTTCTTTCATCCGGTAGCCTGTATACAGTAATTTTTTTCTCCGATTGTGGATCACCTGAAATACTAAAGGGTAACTGCCATTATTCAATATCCTGCTCTTGTTCAGCATAAGTTTCACTGATGTTATCATATCTTGCTTTTTTTGTTTGAGACGTAAAAGTACGAAGTTCACCTTACTTATCAGAACTATTTTTCCGCCTGTTACGCAAGAAACAAGAAAAGGAATAAAAAGTTTTTCCACTTTAAGAATAGTTATCTGATAAATATAGTTAAAACACACGTCCTATTAATTAGTATATTTTTATTACATATTGCCAATATACATACGCATAAATTAGATATGTATACCATTTATGATATTTCATTACATAACATAAAGATTACCGCTATTCTTCCTTTTGAAAAATTAGAATATTAGGTATAGCTTTGCACTATGGATTTTAGGGAGCCGTCCGTTCCTTTAAAAGGAAGAGGTCATTCCTCGGTATGCAACGGGTCGTTCCTTTTAAAGGAACGGCCCGTTGGTTTTAAAGGAAAAACCGGCATTTGTAACCATTTGAATTTCAACTTCTTACCAAATCAGAATTCCGTCCCCGTAACCCATGGGATTTTTTCCAACAAACACGACGGAATCTGCCGCACGAAACGGCAATCAGTATACAACAAATTTCAACAATTCAAAATTCAAATCCCATGGTTACAGTCACGTTTGCCATTAAGCCATATCTGGCGAGGTATATGTATGTCCGGTACGGACAAAGTTTAGAACTTCAATCGCACAACATTCCACCTTCAAGGCTCCCCATCCACCTCTCCCACCTCACTCCCATTTATCATTTCTTGCATCAATTGTCCGTTCCTCATCCGCAAGGCGTCTCCTGGAAAGAGACTGGAAATATTACTTTTGTTCTTCCCAGCCCAAGACAGGGCAAGAACCCGGAAGTTTATAATTATTTCGGCCAGGATAGTATTTTTATTATCGAAAAGGAAATTGAGGTGGAAATGAAAGCGGAGCTTTATTCATTCCTGTTGGAAAATAAGTTCAAAAATGGAGTGATGTATATAAAGTCAATGCATGAGTTTGTGGTAAAGTATGATATGGCGGAGTCGGTGGAAGAGGAAAGTTTGATGAGAGGGTTTCAGAGGTGGAGAAAGAAAATGAAAAAATGACGCTACGAAGAAATCATACCTTATTTAATAGCGATATCATTTAACAACGACAGGTTATACAACGTTAAAAAAAAAAATATCAGAAACAACCGGCTCTTATTATCTAAGAATTTACTACTTTTATACCTGCATAAGAACAATGGTAGTATTATGGAAAAAGAACGATATTTCATTCATTTTAAAGGTGGAATGTATAAAATGCTGGGTATTGCCCAGCATAGTGAGACACTTGAGGAGATGGTTGTTTATCAGGCATTATATGGTAAACATGAAATATGGGTCCGCCCTAAAACTATGTTTTTTGATAAGGTAGTACGAAATGGTATTAAAATGGATCGTTTTAAAGAAATAACAGAAAAAGAAATATATGCCTATTACCCAAAAAGAAAAGAAATATCTGAAGAATAA